ATTCAATCATGGGATGAACGGCTCCGTTCCGCGACTTACTTGCGTCCCACAGAGTGGGATGAACGTCAGGTCTTATTATAGACCTTATGCATTATTTAGTCAAGTGTCTCAGTATCAACACAAGTTTGACAATTATTTCTTCTTTTTACTTTGAGGTGATTTATATCCCCACAGTTTTGGATTAACCCTACCCTCAGTCTGAGTCATGTTTACAAATCTAGTTTTATATTTGTCCCAGTAGTAATCAAAAATATCTACTTTCTTGCCAGCAACACAGATATCAAATTTAGTTATATCACCCTCAACATACTCAATCAAATATGCAGTATATGGAAGGGTCTTATCTTCTGACAATGATGCGTCACAGTCGGGATGGATTATTTTCAGGCTAGAACTACTCAAGAACGGTTCCCCCAATTAATGTCAGGATATGCTTTAGATACAATATCTTTAGTAATCTTATATTTTGTTTCTAGTTTCTTATCTTTGATCAAACAGACAATTTGTGCTTCCAAAGGATGGAGACCAGAAAGAATATGAATAAACATAGTCTCTCTACGGAGATTACTCAGGGAAGCATTACCACCTTTTACAAAATTGTAGAACTTTGTATATTCTTTTCGAAGAGTAGTTTTTCCTTGATCATTTGCACCAAGAGAATGTGTATTCAGTTCTTCCATCTTAGAAATGGCATCTTCAATCTTTTCAGTTAGAGTTCCATTAAAACCAGTCTCACCATCAATTGCGGCATAAGGAACATCACCTGGAGGTAGAAGAGATACTACAGTCTCATCAAAATTCCAAATGAGGATGGTTTTAAGACAAGGGTGTTCAAATTTTTTCAGTGCCTCAACTTTCTTGACAGCAGACTTTTGATTTGAGACTATATCAAAGATCTCAAATATAAAGGGATTTGCTGGAAGGTCGGGGATCAATGCAGGTGCTACCTTTTTTCTGGGAGTGGAAGGTTTGGAGTTTTTATCCTTCACCGTCGTCACTTTCTTCGTTGTCGTCATAATAGTTTTCAAAATTAAATGCAATTACTTCATCAGGAATCAAGTTTCCTTGATTATCAAACATTTCGGGGTGAGGTCTAGGTACTTCCCGATAATTCATCATATATTCTCTAGCAGTCCAACCTCCAATTAGTCCCACTAAAAGAAACAAGACGGTTAAGAATGAACCTAAGACTAAACTTACTGCTAACATTTTTCTTACCTCTGGGAACTAATTTTTCTTCCTTGCCTTTAAGGAAAATTCAAAGTAGATAGTTACTTCCCTATTGAAGAAGGATACCATCTGATCAAATATAATATGAAATGGTTTTTTCTGCTTCTTTCCCCCGCTAAGAATAAGTTCAACTCCGCGATTTTCCTCACGGATGGTAGTTTTATTTATGTCTCGATCAGATAACTTTTTCTTCTTTGAGAAATTGAATGGTGTCACTACATCCTCCTAATTTTCGATCATTACAAAGAACTTGTGGAAAGGTAGAACCCTGCCCAAACTTATCATAGAATTCTTGTCCAGTAAAGTCTCTGCCTAGTTTGTACTCAACAAATTTCCTACCAGTCATTTCCAGTACCTGCATCACCTTATAGCAATACTGACATCCGTTTTTTGAATACACTAAAAATTTCATGTGTTTTATTTCTTAGGGTAACTGAATATATTATACCACCATTTATCTGAATTGCGGAATCCTATTTACTTTTAACGGGATATATAGTAGAGTGATGAATAAAATGATCTTACTAAATGTATAAGTCTGATAGAATTGTAATTGTTGGTGGAGGAACTGCTGGATGGTTTTCTGCAACAACTTTAAAGAGATTTTTTCCAAATAAAGATATTACAGTAATTGAAAGTCCAAAAGTACCTATTGTTGGAGTTGGTGAAAGTACATTAGCATACTTTACCACTTGGTTGGCTTTGATGGGTATAGATGAGAAAGAGTTGTTCAAATATACTGATGCATCATATAAACTAAGCATTAAATTTACAGATTTCTTTAAAAAGGATTATGGTGCATATCACTATCCTTTTGGAAGACCAAACACTCCAGAAGAATCTTTTGCTGGTCTGGGTATTGATGCATGGTTACTTAAAAAATCATTTTATCCAGAAACACGTCCTGAAGATTATTGTAGGACAATTTTTCCTGCTATGCAACTAATTGAAAATAATAAAATTAGTAAAAATGAAAATGGAGAGTTTGGTGATTACGAATTCAAACTAGCACATGCATATCATTTTGATGCAACTAGGTTTGGAATTTTCTTGAGAGATCATTATTGCAAACCAAGCGGAATCAAACATATTGCAGCAGAAGTTAAAAAAGTAGTATCTGGTGCGGATGGTATTGAAGAAGTTGTATTGGACGATGGTACAATCATTACAGGAGATTTATATATTGATTGTACTGGTTGGAAGAGTATGCTTCTTGAGGGTGAAATGGGTGAAGAGTTTATCTCATACAACCATTTGATTCCAAACAATAAGGCATGGGCAACTAAACTTCCATATGTAGATAAAGAAAAAGAGTTAGAACCATACACCAATTCAACTGCTATTAATAATGGATGGGTGTGGAATATTCCTCTTTGGAGTAGAATTGGAACTGGATATGCTTATTCTGATAAGTACGTTGATAAAGAAGACGCTCTTGAAGAGTTTAAAAAGTACTTGGTATCAGATAAAATGATAGTTCAAGATAAATCTAGAGTAGAGGATCTTGAATTTAAAGATATTTCTATGAAGATTGGTATTCATAGAAGAAACTGGGTAAAGAATGTAGTTGCAATTGGTTTATCTTCTGGATTTATTGAACCACTAGAAAGCACTGGATTGTTCACAGTTCATGAGTTCTTAATGAAACTAGTTACATCTCTTAATAGAGGAGATTACACCCAGTTTGATATTGATACCTACAATATTTCTGTTAGAGAAATGTTTGATGGTATGTGCAAATTTGTAGCATTGCATTACTCACTAAGTCATAGAACTGACACTGAATACTGGAGGGATGTCACAAGAAGAGAATATATGGGAGATTTAGTTGATAATAGAAGTCCTGGTTCTGATATGTTCTCAGATCTAATTCTTCGGAAAATGGTAACTCATAGTCACCAAGCAGATTCAGGAACACATTGCATATGTAATGGTATGAATTATAATGTTCTGACTATAGAGAATATGATTAAAGCAGGTTATTATCATTACACTCCACATATAGATGAAGTAAGAAATACAATTGATCAGATGATTCCAATCTGGCAAGAAAATCAAGCAAAATGGAAAGAAGAGGCAGATAAATGCCCAACCCTATACCAATACTTGAAAGATAATTTCTACAATCAATGATTATAATCACTGGATCATCTGGATTCATTGGTAATCATTTTATCAAACATTTAGATGGGAAACAAAATCTACTATTAGTAGATCAGAAGGATGCTTGGAGATTATTCAATAAATTTGATCAATGGAATGATGTCACCTTAATATTGCATCAAGGTGCAATATCCTCAACGACAGAAAAAGATTTACAAAAACTTTGGCATTATAATGTAGCATTTTCTTGTGCTTTACTTAATAAAGCACTTGAATATGAAATACCAATTAAGTATGCATCATCCGCCTCAGTCTATGGTAATACACAGGGAGAAATAAATCCTTTAAACCAATACGCGATATCAAAATTACAGGTTGATTATACTGTATTGGATAATCTTGATAAGTTTGAATTAGTTCAAGGATTTAGGTATTTCAATGTATATGGGGAAGGTGAAGAAAATAAAGGAGATCAAGCAAGTCCAGTAAGTAAATTCACACAACAATCGAGAGAAACTGGAAAGATAAGACTCTTTGATGGATCAGATAAATTTTTAAGAGATTTTATTTGCGTTGATGATATAGTAGATATTGTATTGAACAATGATGCTGGTAGTGGAATTTATGATATAGGTACTGCAAATCCAATTTCCTTTCAAGAGGTTGCAGAATTAGTTGCAAAAAAAGAAGGGAGCGAGATTGAACTCATTCCCTTCCCAGATCATTTAAAAGGAAAATATCAGACTTACACTTGCGCTGATATGAAGTGGATTAAAAATTATAAATTCAAATCTATGAAAGAATATCTTAATCTCCCCTAATAATTCTATAACTATCTTCATCAAAATGTTGTGTAGAAAATTCAAATAATTCTGTATCTTCTAAAGCTATCATTTGATGCCTAAGTCCTCTGTAAATGTGATGTGTGTCACCCTTACAGAGGACTATTTCTTTGGATTGGATTAAATCATCATCATCCGAATATTTTAGAATGATTTTTCCAGATTGAACATAAAAAGTTTCATCTTTCAGTTTGTGATAATGCCATGAGCACTTCTTTCCCTCTTCAAAAAAGAGAAGTTTGCCGCAATACTCATCAGTATTTACAATCCATTTTTCATGCCCCCATCCCTTAGGAACGTATTTAATTTTATCCATTACATTCCTCCTTAAGAGTTTTCTTTATTTAAAGAAATCAATATCACTAATTCCTTTATCATCAATATAATAATCTCCTGTGGGTTTACCCATATAAAGATGATGATACTTACAACCCCAATCTTCCAGTTGCTTTTTTGTTAATTTATGCCACTGAATAGTTGCTTTTGATGGTGTAGGATTTTCACTCATTCCTCTAGCAGTAAAATACCAAATTTCATGCCCCTCATCATATAATTTGTTTATCCCATCAATTCTATCTAGAAATGGAACTGCTTCTTCATACTTTCCATATGTATTACTACAAATAGTTCCATCAATATCAACAACATATTTCATTTACATCATCCTCATTAAGTACATAAGTTCCAAAATGTGTTACAGCAATTGCTGCTGCTTTATTTGCATATGGAATAGCACAATCAATGCTACCAAGTAAAAGATAGAAATGCACCAAAGCTGCTAGGAACGTATCACCAGCACCTGCTACATCAAAGACTGGTACCTGAATACCAGGAAAAGATTTACCATTATAAGTACAACCTTCAGAACCCTTAGTAATAATTAAATTTGGATAATCTCCTTCTAATTCTTGTGCTTCTCGATCATTGATTTTTATATAGGATTGTTTGGGTAGTCTACTTTTTTTACTATCAATAAAGACAGGACCCTCAAACCAGTCCACCAGTTCTTGTATTTTTTCTTCTGAAAGAAACCCTTTATTATAATCGGAGATAACCATAACATCAAAATTTTCTTTAGGTAAGTCCCACACAAATTCTTCTGCTTCATCATTCTCATCCAACCTCATAATTTGTTGGTTAGACTTAGAATCTACATATCGAGTCTTGGTGATATTTGCCTCATGAGTCATCATATAAACATCGTCCCCAAAGGACATCAGGTTCTCTCTGACGTTGTATGCCATACCTTTGGCACTTTCTACCCTATCATAAACCATGACTGGCACAGGTGCTTCTGGACTGATCCTAGTAATCTTACCATAGACATATCTGTCTTTACAGGTGTCACCGATAAGGAGTACCTTGAATTGTTTGGGTTGTAGAATAGTCTCCTTGTCGATCAAAAAACCGAACTGATTTTGCATAGTGTGAACCTACTACTTCTTTTCCTTTCCAGTCAGAACCGACCACCATTGTATCAGGTTTGATCGATTCCAGCAACTCTTCTAGTTCTGTCTTGGTGTCAAATATATGAACAACATCAACATACTTAATGGAAGAGAGTATCAGCAATCTATCGGATTGTGAAAAAATAGGTCTTTCAAGACCCTTCATCTCTGCTACCTTCCTATCGGAATCGATAGCAACAATGAGATAGTCTCCGAAAGACTTAGCGTATTCCAGGAGTTTGATGTGTCCAGGATGAAGCACATCAAAACATCCATTTACAAAAGAGATTTTCATGACTTAACATTAAAAAAGTCTAAAAATTCTTTAGATCCAAGATGATTCCATCCACTATCAACTTGATATATCAATGGAGTATCAGTTTTAATACAAAAATTTATAATCCAAGAAAGAACTTTTGTATCATATTTTTGACCTGTTTCTATAACTTTTAATAGTTGATATTCTTTATTTGCCCCCCACCTCTCTACATTTACAATTGCATTAATTTTGTTTGGTTTCATCCATTGTGGAAGAACTCCTTGACTCCATGCACATTGATATCCTTTGCAAACTTCAGGTCTTTCCTGATGTATTGTGCAATTTTTTTCTTCACACAAGAAGAAGCATGGTTTTCCTGGTTTAACATCATGTCCATGAACGTCACTTATTGATAACCATTTGCAACATTCATTGCATTCACCACATTCCCTGAAGTCAGTTTGAAAATCCTTTTCCATTTTTTTTCAGAGCATTAGATTTCTTCATTTGTTTCTTTGGATCTATTTCAGATCCTATAATTGAAAAAATTTCTTCAAGTTGTTTATCATCAAACTTCATAGCACCATCATTCTTCCTATCACTCAATTCAGAATCAACACCTCCTATTCTAATTGGATTGTATGAATTTTTAACATTATTATTTCTATAGAAATTGAAATAATCTGGATAGGAAACATTTTTTTCAAAGGTAGATCCCATAATAATTAAACCTGGTTTATCAAATGCTCTTGCAATATGTTGTCCCACACTATCACATCCAATAAAATAATCACATTCATTTATCAATGCCATGTACATTCTTAAATTTCCTCCAGGAGGATTGAATGAATATGTATCTTTTGAAAACTGGTATATATCTGGTGAACCAAAATAAATTACAGTTACATGCTCAGAAAGATGAGAAACTAGTTTTACATAGTCTTCTGGATACATACTCCTTCCAGAAGAATCTGTAAAGCAATCATTTTCAACCATTGCTGAACTACCATATGGTTGAAAAACAACTAATTTCTCTTTTTTGGTTTGATCTGTAATATTTTTGAGATTCGCTTTCATCTTGCGAGACTCATCATAACTTATATAGAGATTTGGTTTATCCAAATCACTGTGATCTGTGGTATTATTGATTTCTTCATCGAAAGCTTCTGCCAAAGATAATTCTTGATTATAATATCCCCAACGATGATAAGGTTCTGGAGATACAAGAATATTATCTTTCACAAATAATTCAAATGAACCTTTTTGATTTATATCAAATGTTCTATCTTGAAGCACTGGATGACTCCAATAAAGATCACACCACCCATGAATCAAAACTTTGAAATCATCATCTGGATTTAATCTTGCATACTTTTCCAGTGCTGGAATTGCTGTTACAACTCTTCCAGCTCCACCACTAAGCAAAAATGTAGTATTCCTTTTCATAATGTATTCCACTGATTAATAACGTTTTTAGCAATTTTTAGAGATAAATCTCTGTCTCCCGTACCAGTATGTATAAGGTAATCACGATGCCATTTTTCCCAAGTAATACCCGTATATCTTAATCCATATTTTGCAAGATTATGAGATAAAGAGTATTCATCTATATCACCTTTCCTCACAATAGTGAGTTTTTCTCCATTCTCTGGTGAAATTGTTAATGGTTCCCATAAACAATGAGTTGATTTATAAGATACTACAGCATTTGTAACAACACCAATGTTTCTACCATCACGCATAAAATAATCACGATTGTAGTCATTAATTGCAAATTTATCTGATGCTGTATAGTTATCATTAAAAGCAACATGATGTTCTGGTATGATATCATGAACATCGGGGAATTGTGGATGAATCAAGATATCAGCATCAACCAAAAAATTTAGATCTGCATCTTTTCCATCTTCCCATACCTGAAGTTTTTCATAATTAATGTGCCATTCTGGGTATTTTCTTTCAGTGATTAGATTAAATTCTGCACCAATACGATCAGCATATGCCTTTATCGTTGGGTATGTATAATACCACAATTCAGGAAAAAAATCATTAATGTAAACGCAATGAACTATTCTTTTCATAACAAATTATAATTTTAAAATCAAACCATAAGTTTTGGATAAGTCTCTCCTGATGGTTCTTTATGAAGACTTTTTGACATTCCATCATCCAATAGAATTTTTAAGATACTTTCTCTAGAAAGTTCTTCTTCATTTAAAATTAATTCTTCAGTTTTTTTAATTGGAAAATGATACATGTAAAACGTTGCAAATATTGAAACATATGAATTAATTAGGAATACATCATGATCCAAATCATATTTAAAATTTAGACCGAATAGATCTCTACAATTAATCCTATCGTCAATAAGTGGATATGAGGGAGATAATTTACAGTATGTTGGTGGGTCTTTTATTTCTTCTAACTCAATATTTTTTTCTTTGCATTCTTTAACTATCTCTCTTAACCAGACAACACCATCTATGAACAATCCAACTAGATCATTGTCATAATCAGAAATTTGAAATTTATTGTAATACTTTTTATGTTCTTGTTTTTCCATGATTTTAATTGTTTAATTTAACCGTCCCACTCTTTATGTATAGTAGATTTAAACTCACCATCTTCAAAATAAGGATCATCAAATGCATAAAGATCCATTTGAATAATTGGAAATAAATCAGCTCTTATGTACATATCTAGAGATTCATAGATACCATTTTTAATTACATATGAAACTAGATTTTTAGCAACAGCAGGATCTATAGAATATGCATGTGCTCTACATAAAGATCTAACATGTCCACTATATGCTGTTGCATGTGGGGGAATTGCAAATACTTCTTGCCCTTCTAATGCCTGCTCTCTTGATCCCAGATATACTATTGTAGCATATGAATTATGTAAATTATATGGTTTAACCATAATAGCATCATGCTCTAAAATTGCAATAGGTTTATCTATCTCAATACAATGACACCATAAACTAAAATGAGAAATGAAACAACCTACTTGTGTTGCAGATAGATCAAGATTATATAATTTTAACCAGCTCAAATAATCTTTATCTTTATGCATTTCTGGAACAATAATATTTCCAGAATTGCCATCAAATGCATCCCAAATTTTGTACGATCTACCAACAGATTTGCATGAGTTTACACATCTGTTGGTAAATTTTTGGGATATTTCATTATCTTTTAGAGATATAATGTAAGCATCACTTATATTCCTATCATATTGATAGTGAAGCGTTTTATTAATATCAAACATAGTATAAAAATTGTATTACTATCAACTAAAACATCTAATTACGCCAGTGGCATGTCTGCCACTACCTCCACATACCCACCCACAATCAGGTCCTACTTGAACTGGACTGCACATTCTACTCTTACAACAAATACCTAGTTGACCATAATCATTGTGACCCCACATCCACATTGCACAATCCTGATCAAATGCTAGACCACTATATCCAGCAAAACCATTCTGTCCCAGTTCTATCCATGTTTTACTGCTGAAAATTTGAACTGGTGAAGATCTGGGGGCACTACTAGTATCTCCAAGTTCACAATGGGCATTGTATCCCCATCCCCACAGGGTGTTATCATTTTTTCTTGCATGAGTACCATGTGACATTGCACTAATTTCTATCCAGTTAGATCCTGGAATTTGAACAGGACACATTATATCTCCAGACCCCTGATTAATTCCATTGGAACCATGCGAACCATGTCCCCATGACCATAATGTACCATCAGTTTTTAATCCATACATCCCATTACATCTAGTTTCAATACCAGTCCAATTAGTTCCTGGAATTTGTGTAGGAGAACTGAAGTGCGGACAGCTGCATGTAGTACAGGAACAACATGGTTGATAACATCCAGTATTGGTATTCATACAATTTGGACTGCAACAAGTTCCAGGATACTCACAACAAATACAACAAAGCCCTAATTGACCATGACTATTATGACCCCAAACCCACAAAGTTCCATCACATTTAATTCCACCTGCAGAGTGACGTGTAGCTGAAACACATTTCCATGTATTTCCTCCAAGTTGAACTGGGCAGGCGTACCTACACCTACAACATCCAACACCTTCATCCCAGCAGCAACAACAACTAGTTTCAGTTAAACCTAACTGACCCCAGTTGTTATGACCCCACGCCCATAATGTACCATCCGTTTTCATTCCGAAAGACGTACAGTCTGAAGCAGACATGAAACACCAGTTGTTTCCTGGAAGTTGATTTGGTGATGACTGGGAGGTGCAACCACAATCACCTAATTGCGAGTGGTTGTTATATCCCCATGCCCAACCAGTCCCATCTTGCTTTGTTGCAAGCATATGATGATTACCTATGGCAATATTATTCCAATTAGTACCTGGTACTTGATTTGGAGATGATCTATAATTTCGTGTAGAATCAGCAAGTTCTCCATGACTATTATATCCCCACATCCAAAGTTGTTTATCACCAGGGTCTAGTGCTTTATACACACCAATACCACTTCGTGCTAAATCATAACTTTCTCCCAGTGTTAATGGTTTTTTCTTTATATTTTCGGATACTGCCATTTTAATAAAGACTTAGACTTATTATTTTTATTTATTCGAGTTCATCATCTAAAAACTCATATAACTGATTAATAGTTTCTGACCAATCATTATATGCACTCTGCTTGATAACTTTAACAGAATTATACCATTCCAAATCTTCACATGACCAAATAAAGTATGGAACAAATGGAGGTAAAACAATTGTGGGTAAATTCATAGCACCTGCCAAATGAGCTGTACTTGTACAACTTGTAATAAGCAAATCTAAACCACTAAAAATTGAATAAGTATCTTGCCAATCATTTATTAACTCAGAACAATTGGGAAAACTATCATCCTCTTCATCAATTTGAAGAGAAAATAATTGACCATATTTTTTTAAATCATAAAAATATTCTTTTGATATTGTTCTGAATTGATCGTGCTCAAATTCTGGATTTCCTTTCCACCGAATTCCAATTTTTCTTTTTCCATTTGCTAGCATATCCATTTGTCTTACAATATAAGGTTCGCAAATACTGTCAATATATGGAAATGTAACTTTATCTTTTGGAGAACTTACATCAATAAAATTTGGTAGCGACATTGCTGGAACATATGCATCATACACAATATTTTCAATACAGTGTTTCGGATATGCATTATATCCTGCATTAACTAAAAGTCTAAGTAATGACATATCACATACTACGATTAAATCATTACATTTAGTTTTTAAATAATTTGCCCATCTTAAAAAAATAAGTTCATCTCCTATACCACCCTCAAGACATAACATAAGAGTATTTACATGTTCACCATCCCATCTTTTAGATTCGTCAAGAGACCCTACTTCAATTAACGAGTATTCATTTCCCCAAACTCTACAATCTTTTCCAAATGCAAGATGATGAAATCCCTTTTTAAAATTACCGTTTCTTAAATAATGCCAACCCTTATTAAACCTTATTCTTGAATCATTGCTATCATCTAATGATTCATATATTTTTAATGCGTCATCAAAATTCCCATATGCATTTTTATATAATGCATAATCTAACAATACATCAGAATTTTTGTCCTCAACCTCTTCCATTAATTGTAAAGCCTTTTCTACTTTACTTGCATAATAATAACATTTAGCTAGATTTGGTTTGAGATAATTTGGAAAATTATCAATTGTTTCTAAACATTCTATAGCTTTATCAAATTCTTTATTTTCAAAATACTCATGAGCTTGATTATTTACATCTGATAGATGACGATCAGTTTCTTTCATAAATCCTTTCATCTGTTTCAATCCAAGTTACTAATGTATATCTTGCACCCTTTGTCACAGGGTGTACTTGATGGGTAAATTCATAATATGAAGGAAATGCTATGATCATTCCCTTTTTTGGTTTTATTGTAATACCAAAGAAATTAAATTCTAATTCACCTCCTTCATAGTCATCATTTAAATACGCTAAAATTGATACATCTCTATCAGTTTTTCGAACAGGTTTTCCATCAACCCAATCATCAGCATCATTGTGTATATCATATTTTCCACCAACTGGATATTCTAAAAGTTGTGGTGCTTCTACTTTTACAACATTCTTCTTATAAATTTTACGATACTCTTGCTCATACAAATTTGTAACAGATGTTTCTATTTTTTTTGCTACATCTTGTGGTATAGGAAACCAATTCGTGTTTCTATACTCCATATTAACATCTGTAGTCTCATCATCATAACCAACTAAAGCTGGAGATGATTCTCCAACTATCAGTTGTTTTGTTAATTCTATAAATGGTTCTGGCAATGCATCAGGAATGATCTTAATATAATCGTAGTAATTCATCAAAAAGATAATAATCAAATATTATTTATTAGTCTCAGTAGATAATATTATTGAGTGATAACACAACGACAATCATCATCTACAAGTCTCCGTCCACATGTAAAGAGCCAAGTTCCCTCTCTACCACCTAACACATATTTCCAGTTACATCCTGGTAATTGAATTGGTGAGGAGAAATCCATTCCGCTACAATGAAATCTTTGGTTTGTAGTATTATGTCCCCATCCCCACGCTGTACCATCATTTCTAATTGCAACAACATGACGACAACCAGAATCAACATATATCCAACACCCTGGAACTTGAACTGGTGAGGATTTGTTAGACGTACAATTTATACCTAACCGTCCATGATTATTATGTCCCCATGCCCAGAGAGTATTATCATTTTTAATTCCATACATCGCTTGTTGACCTTGACCACCATCTGTTACATGTATCCAGGTTCCTGGAAGTGTTATGGGGGAGGAATAATTACTAGTATTATTATTACCTAATTGTCCATGGTTATTATGTCCCCAAACCCAGTGACTTCCGTCAGTTTTCTTTCCAACTACTGGATATCCACCTTTAATGAAACACCAAGATCCACCAACTTGTACTGGTGAGGAATAGTAAGTAGTGTTATGAACTCCCAATTCTCCATGAGCACTATACCCAAATGAGTAAGCACAGTTACCAGCTCTAATTGCAAAATTTTGATGATAACCACCGTGAGCTTTTATCCAATTAGTTTGAGTGCCAACTTGCAGCTTACAACTGTAAGATTGGTTTGTGTATGTACATCCTGGATGCACACACAATTGACAACCCGAAGAACACCATAATCCTGCTTGACCATGGTTTCCATACCCCCATGTCCATAGTGTGCCATCACATTTAACTCCAATTCCGGATTGATGACCTAATGCTACATCGCACCAATCCCCTGGAATTTGTGATGGTGATGATCTATGCCAACCACCTCTCTGCTCCATCCCAAGTTTATTATGACTATTTCCACCCCATGCCCAGAATGTTCCATCAGATTTTTTTACAACTATTGCACAAACAGAACTATTCTTACCAGATCGATGTCGCCAGTCATTACCCTCTGCAGATGGTTGTGGATAACCTACATTATCAGGGCATGTAGAACACCTACCAAATTGTCCATGATTACCTTTACCCATGCGATACATCTGCTCTTCATCAGAGTCTGTTGCACCATAACTCCAACAATCAGCAGCTAATCTATGATAAGCATCATCTAGAGTAAAAGTTCCTTTTTTTTGCTTAGAAACTGGCATATTTTTTTACCTTATTAAAATTAAGTGCTAGCTACACCGACTGGATTTTTATCTAAGTGGTCCATCCACCTATATCTAAGTTCTAGGTTTGGTGAATAATATCTAACCACTTCGGGAGTTCCTACATCACCGGGAGGTATACCATTTTCAGCGGTTGACACTCTACTTTCAATTAAGGTTTCTTCTTTTTCTTCCCATACTTGATGAGATGTCCAAGGATCATCTTGATCTAGAGTAAACGATTTAACTCTATCTGACAATTTTCCTCTGAGACCAGATATACTACTATCAATATCTCTAAATTCACCATACTTTCTAATAATTTTTTCACAAAGTTGTGCAACAGTAACTCCTCTTTTTTCTGCTTCTTTTGTTAAAGCAGAAGAAGCAACACCAGTGTCAGTAAATGTAACTGCTTCATTGTACTTTTGAACTCCTGCAGTAGTTGCAGTTTCATGATAAGAAGAAAGTTGTGTATCTCTTAAAATCTTTTCTTCTTCATATAAGACTTCAATCGTATCTTTTTTTAGAAATTCAATTTTTTGTGTTAATTCTGCAGTATATTCTTCTAATGTCAATTCATATATGTTATTATTTGGATCTGCAACAAAATCATCGGATGCATGACCATAATACCAATTACATTCAAAATCAACACAAAGATTTGTCAATCCAGGGATATCAGGAATACGTGCTCCTGCACTTGTTGCCTGTAACAGTGTGGAAACACCGGTTGTATCATCAACTGGATAAAACTTTACGTACTTCATGCCATCTTCGTTCCTTTACTAGTTATTTATTAAAAAATTAACAGCATACTATTGCATAGCTACTATCACCAAATGCACTTATTTCAGTCCAACAAGTTAGTGCTCCAATGATATAAGGTGATGATCTAGGCGTAATACAACCTACACCCATTTGCCCATCAGCATTATTTCCATGACCCCATATTCTATTCTCACAATCTTTAAGCAGTGTATGGTTTGCACCAGTAGCAACTGATACCCAACGTCTAGTTCCAGGAATTATAGTTGGAGAAGATCTGTGGCAACAGCAGTTTACGTGGTTACCCAATTGACCAAGACGGTTAGAACCCCAACCATATGCATCACACTCATTATTAATAGCCATTGAATGCTCTCTTCCAGCACTTATATCAACCCAGTTAAATCCCTGGATTTGTACTGGTGATGATCTATGAGTTGTTGATCCTGAATCACGACATGCTCCAAGTTGTCCGAATGTATTACTTCCCCATGACCAAAGAGTTCCATCTCTCTTTGTTGCAAGAACATGTTCTCCACCACTATCAAAAGCATACCAATTGTTTCCTGGAATTTGTACTGGTGATGATCTATCAATTATATTATTTCGACCCAATTGTCCGTAACAATTAATACCCCAAGCCCACATTTGCCCATTGCAGACTTTTAAAGCATAAGAACTTTGATGCCCTGCGGTTACACAATCCCAATTACATGCTGTACCAACCTGAATTGGGGTAGATTTATCATCCTTAAGAGGATCTTGATTACCTAATTGTCCATGGTTATTATGTCCCCAAACCCACAAAGTTCCATCGGTTTTAACTCCCAATGTATGATATCCACCAGCTGCAACTCCTTTCCAACACCCTGGAACTTGAACTGGTGAACACCTAGGAGTTGCTGTATCATCTCCCAATTGTCCATGATTATTTTTACCCCATGTCCATAAAGTGGAATCAGATTTGATTGCTGCAGCATGAAAATCTCCTCCAGCAATTCTCACCCACTGACTAGATGGTATTTGTACTGGAGAAGATCTTCTTATAGTAGTACCATCGCCAACTTGTCCGTCACTATTTTGACCCCAACCATACAAGCAACCTGGAACATCTTGAAGATATTCGTTTCCCCATGTGCCAGTACATAACTGACCCATGGCATCTTCCAGACTCCAAGAACCTTTATCTTGATATGATTTTAAACAATCATTTCTGATATCCATTTAATGATGCCCCCCTAAATTATGTTTAATGATATCAAACAGTTTTTCCAGCAATCATTGCATGGAGTCTGCCACCAACATTTGCAGTTACTCTAACTTTATAAGTGTTTTGAATAAATTTTGGTGCTTCCAAAATTTCAACCGTAGCATCTGCAGGAATAACTAATTCATAAACATAGTATCCTGATACAGCACCTGCACTATTAGTCCAAACAACTGTTGCTTTTACGTCAGATACTCCCTCAACGTTTGAAAGAAGAATACTTTCAACTACACTATCTGCTGATGCACTATACAAATCTGTTGTGTTTGTATCACTTAATGCTATACCTTGTCCAAAATATTTTGCCTCAGTTGTTGATTGATAAGTAATAGTTGCTTGAAGAATACTACCAACATCAGAAAGAAATCGTATTGCGTTACTAGGATGTATTACCTTTGGTTTTTTAAGAAGTTCAATAGTAAGACCTGGATCAAGTGGTATTGTTTTTGCTAAACTTATAGCCGAATAATTAGTTCCGTTTATGTCTACACTTAAATTCCCAGAATTGGTTGCGTGAGTATTTGTAACTTGTATTGAATGAACAATATACTTAATCCCTGCCGTATTTGGAGCAGTATATCCAGCAGCATTGGATGTACTAACAGTATATCCAACAGCACCATTAACTGAGGAGTTGAAGAGTCCTAATCCAGATCCTGATCCACCGCCACCACCTCCGCCACCAGAAATGGTAACATTAGTGATGCCAGTAATTCTACCGTTAGCATCAACAACAATTTGAGCAGAATTTGATGCATCACCATAAGTAGCAGCAGAAGCACCAGTTAATCCAGTCAATGAAGAACCAGATCCACTGAACGAAGTAGCAGTTACATTACCAGTTCCAGTAATATCATTACCATTAAGATCTAAGTCACCACCAAGTTGTGGTGTTGTGTCTTCAACAACGTTGTTGATTCCACCGCCGCCGCCACCGCCGCTAGATGTAGTTCCATCTGCCATCAGATACTGTGACGATGTACCACCACTCTTAACAAATGTAGTTGCAGTAACTACTCCAGTAACTGAAACGCCATCAGGAAAGGATGGTGCTGATCCTCCAGCACGACTAGTAATACTATCAACTTTAAGTGTGGACATTTTTTCGACTTCCTTTTTTGTTATTTATAGTTAAAATTTAGTTAGAAAATATTAAGAATATTCATTCGTAATTCAGTTCCATCAGCTATTTGAAGAACTGCACTACTACCAACAATAATCTCATCTAATTTGGTATATGCAATATTATTAGATCCCGAATCAGATTGAACAACTACAGTTGTACTATTAGGAATAGTAAATGATATTGGTGTTTTGTATATAACACTCAATATAGAAGTAGCATCACTAGATAATGCTGTTCCTATTCCTTCTGTAGTACTTCCTCCTCCTCCACCACCACCAGAAATGGTAACATTGGTGATAGAACTTATTTTATTATTAGCATCGACCGTAATTTGTGCAACTTCAGTAGCACTTCCGTAAGTTCCTGAGGATGCTCCAGTTAATCCAGTCAATGAGGAACCAGATCCATCAAATGACGTTGCGGTAACAACACCAGCAGAAATTGTAACCGCAGTTCCTACTTTTACAGTACCTGCACTCACTGTGGATGCAGTTGCTATTCCAGTACTGTTGATGTTAATAACATTGGTAATATCTCTGTTGTTATTAACAACAGAAGTACCATTGACTTTTAAAGCCATTTTCGTACCCCCTAAGTACTAGGCATCCTCTTAATTATTTAGGTATTTAAGAAAGTTTATTCAAAATAGTACTAAGAGTTTCTTTGATATTTTCATTTTCTACTTTAAGGTCATTAACTTGAGTATTCAGTTCTTTTACCGATTCAACTAAAACTCCAATTAAACCATTATAATTAACTTGTTTTGGATTTCCATCTGTAACCAATTCTGGAAAAACTGCTTCAACTTCTTGAGCAATAACACCCAAAGATGGGGTTAATTTTTCTTTCCATGTAAATCGAACACCACGAATAGAAGAAATTAGTTCTACTGCATTTTCAATTGTAGAAATGTCAGTCTTTAAAGTAGCATCAGAAGTCGTGTTAAAATCTGCAGCACTTACTGTTTGGGATGCTTTAATATTTCCAGTAACATCCAGTGCTTCTGTAGGTGATTCATTACCAATTCCAAGTCTACCATTGGATCGATTAAAAACTGCAAATGCAGTCGATCCATTTTTAATAGCAAAATCTGTTGCGGTATTTGAAAGTGTTAATCCAATACGATTTGCTGTTCCATCATATGATATAGAAACATCGTCACTATCACCAAATCGTAATACATCACCATCGCCAAGATCAAGTGCTTCTCTTACATTTAAAACTTTAGTTGCGGTTAAAAGATTATCAACCGTAAGTTCAGTAAAGTGTCCGTGCGACCAACTATTACCAACAGTTCCAATAAATCCAGCACCACCAGTTGCTGGTTGAATAGCACTTATACTGAAAGTTTTACTTTCACTTAAATTAACAGTAGCAATACCAGAACTAATAACAGGAACACTGAAGTCGTCTGAATAATTAAATGTTCCGGCAGATCCAACTACTGTATTATCATTCTTAATCTGAATAGCAGAAAGACCTCCGCCGCCTCCGCCGCCTCCGCCTCCAGTAGCAGTAACAGTTACAGCACCACTTGTGCCAGTTATTTGAATTCCAGATCCGGCAACAAGTGATGTAATAATGCCAGAAAGATTAACACCATTTCCGTTATTGAGAAGAAGTGTTCCAGAAGTTGCTGGAAGTTTTATAGTTGGATTACCACTAAAAGCACCATGATCTGGTGCTTGAAGTCTCGCATAATGAGCATTGTTTGACTCACAATATAAATCAAGTCTACCAGAAGTTCCATCATCACTTTTGACAGAAACAATATTTGTTGCTGTAACAATACCAGAAACATTTACAGAACCAGTATTAATATTTGAAGATGTATCATCAAGTAGTGCAGATGAAAGACTTGATTTAGTATTACTGTCTATTGATGTTATATTTTTTAATTCTCTTGCCGAACTTATAACTTCCGTATTTCCCGCACCAGTTCCAATACTTACTGATGTTAAAATACCAACTGTGATATTACTAAGATCAGCCCTAGCTAACTCATATCCTCCAGTTTGAACGCCGTCATGAACTCTTAAAGAATTTGCACTCGTGTCTATAGAAAGTTCGCCAGAAGAACCCAAAAAGTTATTATTTTGGGTCTGCGTTCCCCTTCTAAACTGAACTATAGTTGGCATTTTACGTTTTCCTCTATTTATCTAGGTTAAAACCTGCAAATCAAAACTTGTGACTACATACTGTGGTTGCGTTAAACAATCAAAAGCATAAGATAATGCTACACCAAAAGCATCAGTTGTTACTGAGTTTAAATCTCCATAGTCACCAGTAGGAAATTCATCAACATCAACAGTTATTGTTGCAACACCTACACCGCTATTAATTGCAGTGATCCTCGGTCCTACTATATTTATCGTTGTAACAGCGGCACCGACTTGAGTACCTTCTTCCTGAATGAAGATTTCTCCGCCGCTGCCTGATGCGGAAACTCCTGTTAGTTGAGATCCATCACCAAAAAATCTTAATGCAGTGACAGTACCAATAAAATTTCCATCACCTGCAACATCTAACTTATATTCAGGAAATGTTACACCAATACCTACATTAAAAGTTCCTCCTGCACCAATAGCAATATTTTTATTACTATCATGAACAGATACTAACGAAGCGAATTGTGATATTTCCCGATTATTCGCCATAGTTATAATACTTACATATAGTATTTAGTAGTTTAATTATATGCAGATAAGAGATTTAAATTATCCAATCTTGAATATTTATCGAGCATTGGACTGTGCGCCATACAAGTTAAATGCTGGCGCTTTTGCCCATGCACAGTAGAGATAATAATCACCCGAACCACCTCCGGCGGCACCTTCATTAATTTCACCTACATTTGTTCTTATTTTAAATCCATTACTTAAGAGATCAATATCAAAGGTGCCACTGTTAACATTATTACCACGTTTTCCCTCTTCAGCAGTGTTGTTAGCATAGAGTGGATTGTGGAATGGATTGGACTTATCAGTTTCATCTGTAAAGATACACCATGATGTTGTGTTTGCTACATGGACGTATGACTTAATCCATAAGATAGCAGGTCTGAATCCGAGTTCTACAAAATTAGCATCGTTTCCACCCTGAGACAAATAGTCTCCAAATTTCTGTAGTCCAGGAACATCTGCCCAAGAATAGTAGATTACACTATCAGAAGCATCATTATAAAATCCAGCATTAAATGTAAATGCGCTCGATGTTGGTGCAACGTTACCCCAAGGATCCTGACTATCAACAGCAGCAGTAGTAAATTGCAATCTGTTTGAACCACCAGGGGTCGCATCTTTATGATAAATGTCCCAATTATAAGTATTAGTCAAAGACTTAGCCATGATAAAATCGGGAGTTTTTCCGAGTCCATGTGGGATACTAATATTACCTGATGCCGTACCAAGAGTAGCTTTAACTATGCTAAATCCTTGCTTGGTTCCAACAGAGGCACCAGTAGCAGCAATTGATGGAACATTAGGAGGTGTCACTCCAGAGTCAACAAGTATTTTCCCATCAACTTCCACAGCCCACAACCTACCATGGGTAGATCCAATATCTGTCAGTGCGATTTCGGATAATGAGGAATCTGAAATAGTGTACCAAACAGGACTATTAGTAACTGCTATATCAGTTCCATTTACAGAAACTTGTCCAGAACCACCACCAATACCTGAAGCGTAAATACGTAAAGAACTATTTACCGTAATTGCTGAGTCAGGAGCCCACTTAACAGTTGTATTGCTAGCTGAATTGCTTGCATAATTGCTCATATCACCATTAAATGCTCTTGATCCATTATCAACACCTCCAGTAGAACCTGTTGCACCCCATTTACTTGTATAGGTGCCAGTTGTGTAAGCTTCACCATTCTTACCACCAATATTCATTCCAACATCAGAGGCACTTGCATAACCTACATCATCAATATTATAAACATGAGAACCTTCAACTGTTAAAGTAGCGGCATTTGCACCACCAGATAATGCAATTTGTTTTGAAATTACGATCTGTGCTGATCCATCGGTATCATATTGTGACCCCGTACTACTCCAATTAATTCCATCATCAGAAGTCCAAATATACTTATTAGCAGTGCTTGTAGAAACTGACCACTTTACAACTTTTCCACTTGAAGACTTGTACACCTGTGCTGAGTTTGCACCCATTGTTCCTCCAGGATGATTTTGGGGAGTTGTATATGATCCAAAAGTAAACCCAGTTGTATTATATGATCTGCTAG